CCCTGCGCTACGGCCGAAACCAATCCGTCGACGCTGCGTGCCGCCGCCAGGTCACAAAACCAGACGCCGCCAGGGTAGTTGCCGCGCCAGGTCCAGCCGAAGTGCGTCACCAGGCGGGTCTTGCCCGCGCCACCAATGCCTAATACTGACACCAGACGGGCATCAAGGGCAAAGCGCCGGGCCAACTCTTGCAGGGGTGCGCGGCGGCCGACAAAGGCGTCGCGCTCGGCCGGCAAGCTGTGGCGAATGTCCCGCACCGGTTGCCAATGGCCGGCTTGCCTGACCACCCGATAGGCCTTGTCGGAATCCGGCGGCGGCGCGAATGGAGCATCTGGCGCGCCAGCCTCGAACAATTCAAGGGGTTCCGGCAGGCCTTTGAGCCGCCAGTGGCCGTGTGAAGTCAGTCCTTGTTCGTTTTGCCCCAGCAGTTCACGCGCCGCCTTGCTCAGCAAGGTCTGCCCACCACGTGCGGCTGCCATCACTCGCGCCGCAACCGGTTTGGCCAGCCCGTCCACCTCCAGCGGCTTGGCGCCTATGGCTACGTCATGGGGGCTGTTTTCTCGCAGCGTTACTGGCCCGGCATGCAGGCCGACGCGTGCCAACAATGGCTCAGGCAGTGCCGCCAAGGCCTGGTGATAGGCCGAGGCGAAGCCAAGGGCATCACCGGCCTGCTCAAAGATCAACAAAAAGCCATCGGCCTTATCGATTTCCCGACCGTGCCATTCGTGAAGCAGGCGGCGAGCCACTTTGTCATGAGCCAGCCACAGCTGTGCCATTTGCTGGTCGCCAAGGCGCTCAGAAAGCGCAGCGCTGTCGACGATGTCGATCAAAAGCAGGCAAGCAAGATCGAGTTGTGCCAATTGAAGAGCGGCCTTGCAGTTTGGGCAAAGGGCGCTGGCAGGATGGTATGCGATGAAGAGAAAACGACTGCCTTATTATTTTACATAATACACATTGTCGAACTTTCAGGCTTTGGGTGGTGCGATTCGCAGCACAGGTTTTCGGCCTAATCAGGCGATCAAACCATAGCTTTTGCTAGCTTAATCCGGGGTTTTGACATGCTGAACCGACTACCAAAATGGGCCGGCGAATGGTCGGACCTCTTGGCCGACATTGGCAACCCGAAACCGGCCCAAATTGCGAAAGCTTTGGGGGTTTCTAAGCGCACCGTAGAGCGCTGGAACAGTACAAAACCGCCGCGAATGGCGATGTTAAGTTTGTGGTGGTTGTCGCGCCACGGCCACAGCGAATGGGATGCAGAGATGCACAACCGGACGCAAATGGCGGTATCGACGAACAAAGCCCTGTGGCGCGAAGTACGGGATTTACGCGAACAGGTCTTGACGGCGCGAACACAGAAGCTCACCAATCAATGGCGCGGCCCCGCGAAAAACGACGAGCCACAGCCAACACCCGATGCAACGGCCTACCGGCCTCACTGGGGCAAGCCCCAGCCCCCAGGACGACTTAGGAAGTAGCAACGAAGCGGCAGGCCCCTCCCGCAAGCGGGAGCCCTCCCGCCGCCACGCTGCTACGCTTGCTTGCGTTCGCATCAATCTGGTGAACTGAGGAAGCCATGCTTGCGGTTTAACGTTCGCGCTCAGCGGGCGGCGAAGCCGTCCGCTGCAGCAAAGGGTTGAGCAGCAACACTACTTCAACCATTTCGGCTTCCTCGTGTTTCGGCAAAACTCCTTCGCGGCGGCCTTGTCATCAGGTTCGATCCTTGAATCGAGCGCATCGAGTTCTTCCATGATCTTCGCATTCGTTCGGTACTTCTTCTTCAGACGGGCCAGTTGCGCATCCGTGCCTTGGCAAGCCTGACAACTCGACCACGCAATGTCAGCTGCTCGCTCGTCGTCGTAGCCTGCCTCGCTCCGCCAGTGATCGCAAGACTCCCGGCGTGAGAGGAAGTCGCTGACATCCTTGGGGAAACTCGTGGGTGCCGCTTGGCCAAGGCCGGCGAGTATGACCAAAAGGGAGGCGACAAACCCAGGCTTCATTGCTGCTCAACGTTTGAGCTAACCGGCCCGCGACGGCAGGGCGCCGAAGGGCCAGAATGAAATGAGGCCCGAAGGCGGCATGCCGTTGCGGGTCCGGTTGAGAGAAGGGTTAGGCGTCGCATTTGGATGCAACTGCGAAAGCGAAGAACTCATGAGAGTAAGGTCTTGGCAACACCGATGATTAGGTACCCCACCGCGAGTGCGACGAAGACGAGTGAGATGGCAGTGCACCCCAGATTCCCCCGTGTGCGAAGCGTCGGGTGATGGCGTAGTGCGGGAAGTAACGCGGCAAGCGAGAAGAGCGACGCGACTGTGCCAACAAGCAGCAAGAGGAAGAATGCTGCGAGAACAAGTGCGCCGTCACCGTGGATGTTCCACTGGTGACCGCCCAAGTCAGCCAGCCATGCGAACAGAAAGAGCAGTGCCGGGAGTGCTGGTGGCCAAAGAAGCTTGATCCGTGGAAACTCGGCAGGATCTGGAGGGATGGTTCGGAACTTCATTGGACGCGATTCCGGGGCTTGCGAAGCCTAACTTGGATATATGGAAACAGCAGTGCCGCATAACTTGGCGCCCTGTCTCCATAACATGGTCGATGTGATCGGGCTAGAAGCGGCTTGCAGCTTGGCTTTGTGCGGCATTTGATGTGAAAAACAACAGCATTAAATAACAGGAAAAAGCGTCAGAGAGTATTGAAGAAGCCAATGGGTGATAAGTCCATCGCTCTATTGGGGGGGCTCAAGGCAGCTTCGACCACAGAGCTTGGCTCACTAAAACTGCCTTAGCTGAAGTCGCAGCAGCTGTTAGCCCGGCAAACGGGAAACACGGGCCACAACAGCAACGGCAAGTACCGCTATCCCTGCGAGCGTGAAAAGCGCACCAGCATAACGAACACAACTAGAACAGCCACGGCAACAGTTAGAAGCTGCATGGCAAAGCGCCCCCAAGAACCGGACTGCCTTGCGCCAAATGCTTTTGGCTTTCCAAGACTGCGCCTAAAGGCTGAACGCTCAACATAGCCCTGTTTCTTGCGCAATTCGTCTCGATACCAATCACGATCCTGAACTCCCATCTAACACCCTCCTTTTTTTAAGGGCAGATGATGCCAGAGCGCCTAGCCGGATCGGGCACCCATCATTGCGACCTGGGGCAAATCGCACACAACCGCCCTACTCGCTGACTTCCACGACACCAGGCCAGCACAGGGGCCGGAGGCGTGCCACTCATAGCCAGCACGGGCCAGATCATCGCTTGTGAGGGTGCTAACGGCTTGGCCGTTCTGACTGAGGACAAGCGTCCAAACCTCACGGGAGCCAAACTTAGCCCAGCCGGTGAGATGCAAGCCTTTGCCGCCGAAGGGTTCGACGGACTCAGGGCCGGAAGCCGCAGAAGCTGGCGAAGCCGCAGCAACTGAGGCGGAAGACGTAACCGGAACCAGCACAGGCGACGAAGCCGGGAGGCTTGAAGCGATTGGCGGCGAGGGCGTCTTTTGCTTGGCCTGGTGCTTTGAATCTGACACGGACCAGGGCGATGAAACATCGCCAAAGGCGAATATGCAAATGATGGTGACGATGCACACACCAACGCCGTAAAAACTCCAATGCCGCCAGATTGGGACAATATCTGAGGCTCCCATTTCATCGGAACTGCGGCCCCGGGTATGGCTTCGATAGAGGGCGTAATACTTGCGCTCATACTTTCGCTGTGAGCTATTCACGACTTCACCGCGCAAACCGTCCTGCACCTTGCGGGTATATGAACCCATGGAGCCGAGCGCCACATTCTTGCGAACGCGGTAGACGACTTGGACCAAATCACGAATGGCGGCGGAAATCTTGCCGTAGCTTTGAGTGATCAAAAGCACATCGGAGTTTTCATGCCGGTGAAGCGAAAACCACTCTTCGACCTGTTTACGGGTAGAGCCTTTGGGTAGTACCAAATGGCATTCGTCAATGATGTAAAGCGCCCCTATTCCATCGGCCCGCCGCCATGGGTCGCCATAGTCGAATTCGTGTTCAAAAGGTCGCCACGCCCTATCCTCGCCCTTAATGCCAGTTGTCCCCTCCTTCTTCGATTCAGTCCTGAGTTCGATAAGGTCAGAAAACCGCGAATCGATGTTTGCAAAGGCTTCAAGAAGGAGCGGCAGATTGGTGATTACCTTGCGGCCTTTTTCCAGGGCGGGCAAAACATGCTGCACAACGGCTTCATAAGACTTGCCACCGCCAGGAGCGCCGAGAAGTAAGTTAATCATGAACCAAGCCTAGTGAATGGAATTAGCTGCAATGTGATGCGAACAGCACAAGCTGAAATGATGATTCCCATTGCTTGAGAGATACCGACAGCGCTAAGCGTGGCCGTAACCTCTGGCGGCAGAGCGGCCCATGAACCAGCGGCATTGACCAGGCCGGAGAAATCGACGCCGCCGACGATAGTAACGACAAGCCGCAAGATGGACTCAAACGCCCAGCAGAACAGATCGGTGAGCATCTGCCAAGCAGCAACAAATACATCTACAAAAAGATCACCAATCCACTTAACAGCGGAAATGATCTTGTTGAGAATAAAAGTTAATGCAGTAACGATAGCTTGCACTGTTAACCCCCGAATACCAAGCGACGAGCAAGAAGCAAGGCGCTTACTACGATGATCGCCCGCAATGCAAACCAGACATTGCAGGGCACGGATAGATCGCCGCCTACGTCAATACCCAGGACACGACCGCTAGGAAATGTCCAGCGAGGACATGAAGCGCCGCCAATGTTGGGGTTGAGAGAATAGAGAAAGCTAAATATTGGCGTTGACTTGATGCCCGCCATTTCCTTGTCCCATACACCCGCAATTCCGTCCGGGTATTTTTGTTTGTAGAGCTTGGGGCGTTCAGGCATTGTTGGGTCAGTTGGCGGTGTTACCTCGGGATCGGGCTTTGTTTCTTCAGAAGATGAACCATCAGAGTTAACCGTTACTGTGGTGACGTTCCATGTGTAACTATTGTTTCCATATGTGATGTTATAGACGTCTTTTGTGGTGGTGGTTTTGGTCTTTCCGTCTGGCCCTACCTCAGTCCTCACCTTAGGATCAGACTCCACCTTGGGCTGGCCTTCAATTTTTACGGAGGGCGCAGGGCTGAATTCAACATCACGCTTTAATAGCTCTTCAACAATCTTAGGAGCTTGAGCTTTGGGGGCATTCTTGCTGAACAAATCAGCGGCCTGGTCGTCGGTAATGGGTTGATAGTTTCCAGTTGGGCACAAACCATCCAAACCTTTCACGCCTGGAGAGCCATCGGGCATAGTTGGGCAAGCCTTACCCATGGTAGCGACAGCAGTAATAATGCCGGATTGAACAAAATCGGAAACACCGCACCAATTAGAGCCAGCCGAGCCACGATAGCCGATAACAGTTCTAACCATGCGAGCCCAAGTATTAGGAGCAACGCCAGGAGCACCCAGTTCATAACTAATGGTTTGGGTACAACCATAACCAGCGGAGCCGGTTTCCGAGTAAGTGGAACTCTTGCGGTTATATGCAGCCATGAAAGTGGAAGCGGCCATATATGGAGTTGAACCAGTGCCGACGACCTGGCTAGCCTCTACTTGCCAAATAGCCATGTCTTTCTCGGCAGTTCCAGGGTCAGCATCCCAACCATGACCGCCGGTATTTTCTTTTACGCGCAAATCCTTATAAATGTCATAAGCGGCCATACCGACCTGAATATAACCATGACCACGAGCAACAGTACGGGCAACAGTTGCCCAGGGAATAGCGCGAGTCGCAGCCAGGTCTAAGGACTTGCCAGCTGGGCCAGGCGCTTTGAACATATCCTTAATCAGAGATTCGCCAGACGTAGCGCCAGGGCTAACCGTGGTGGAGGATGCAAGAGGGGTGCCGTTAGAGCCGAAAGCGACCGAATAGCCTGCGCCAGAAGGCGAGACAGAAACAGAGTTGTTGCCAGCCCAAACAGAGGAACAAAAAAGCGCCCCTAAGAGCGCCATCAATGCAAATTTGGAAGTCATGCAGTCGGCCCTATAGCCCGAACAAAGACAAGGGCGCACGTTGCGCCGATTGAGGCCACAGCGGCCCAAAACAACGCGACGAGCGCCCCGGTGATCATGCTTAGGCCTTGCTGATGGCGCGCTTGGCCAAGCTAATGCCCTTCATTGCCAGGGCGATGCCGACGATGGCAACACCGGCCACGCCGACGAAGGTGGCAACGCCAGCGAAGGAAACAGCCGCGAAGATGTCATCCATGGGCGAACCGGCAGCGTGAGCAGCCGAACCAGCAACCAGAACACCAGCAGCCACGAGACCGCGTTGAATAGCCTTGTTCATATCGAACCTTTCAGAAAAAGCCAGGGAAACCGCCCCGGCAACGGGTGAGGAAATAGCCCTCAAATCTTGCGAACCAATCGCACGGCCAAGCC